CGACAGACACATTTCAGAACGGTGTGCTTTTATCTGGTGATTTGAACAGGGCTATTGCTACAGGTGGTGATGAGTACGCTAACGGTCTTTTAATGACTGACGCTGGACAGATTCGATACTTTGATGCAACTGCCGGACTTCCTGTAAATGTGGTGTGGTCTAACGGACTTCCTAGAGCCAATGATGGCGCTTTGTGTGTCTCGACAGGCGCATTGGCGACATATTCAAACGGCACTCCAATGGTTGCAAACGGCGCGGTAAGAGTGAGCATAGTCCCATGATATTTGTGCAAGCGCACCCACAAGCCAGGCCGCCAGCCATTGATAAAATTGGCGCGGTTCAATATGTCATGTGGCACCCTGTTAATTGTGACGGCAAAACAGCATATTTTCTATTTCCCAATGGCGCAGAGTTAAAAACTAGCGCAACACCCGAAAGACTGGTGGCCGTTGCGGAAAGCCCAGAGGAGGCTTGGTCAAGAATTGTGACCGACGGTGCGCTTCTCGAAAAATACGGAATACCGACATGAACCCCGTTGATGCAAGCACAAAATGGCTGGCTGAGTTAAAACTTGCCAAGCGCGAAGATGAAAAATTCATTGAGCGTGGCGACAAGATAATCAGGCGTTATCGTGACGACCGCAAAAACTTCACGACATACGGTAAGCGATTCAATATATTGTGGTCAAACATTCAGACCATGATGCCCGCCTTGTACGGGAAAACCCCTAGAGCCGAAGTATCCAGACGCTGGAAGGATTCTGACCCTATTGGACGCACTGCCTCGGTGATTATAGAACGTTGCTTGCAATATGAGATTGACAAAGGCGACTTTGACGCTTCGATGAGGTTGGCGATACTTGACCGACTGTTACCCGGACGCGGTACGGTGTGGGTGCGTTTCGAGGAAAAAGAACTAGCCCAGCCTGTTGACGCTTTGCCCGGTGTGGAAGGTGGCGAGGCGCAAGTTATGCTAAACGCACCCTACAAATACGAATGCACCCCGGTTGATTATGTTTTCTGGAAAGATGTGAGATATTCACCGGCAAGATGTTGGGATGAAGTGACATGGATCGCCCGTCGGGTGTACATGAGCCAAGAGGATGGCATTAAGCGATTTGGCGAGGATTTTAAGCAAGTTCCATTAACTCACGAGCCTGTTGGCCTTGATGAGATGGAAAAGATGGGCGTTGAAGACCTAGACGACATGAAAAAAGCAGTCGTTTGGGAAATATGGAGCAAGACGACAAAACAAGTCTTCTGGGTGTCTGAAGGACACTCTAAGACGCTTGACATTAAAGACGACCCACTCGGTTTAGATAATTTCTGGCCTTGCCCCAAACCTTTATTTTCTACCCAAACCACTGAAACCTTAGTACCCATACCCGATTACAGCCTTTATCAAGATCAAGCCGAAGAAATAGACATGCTAACCAACCGGATAGCAATGTTAGTCGAAGCGGTTAAGGTCGTGGGTGTCTATGACGCAAGCCAGCAGGATGTACAAAGGATGCTTTCCGAGAATGTGAATAACCAGCTAATACCTGTGGATACTTGGGCAGCTTTTGCCGAAAAGGGCGGGCTAAAGGGTGTCGTGGACTTCATGCCGCTCGATTCTGTCCTTCAAGCTTTAAGAGAATGCTATGCAGCCAGAGAGCAAGCGAAGCAGGTGGTGTATGAGATTACTGGACTGTCTGACATCATTCGCGGTGCAACGATAGCTTCGGAAACCGCAGCCGCGCAACAGATAAAAAGCCAATACGCTTCATTGAGAATAAAACCAAGACAAACCGAAGTGGCGCAGTTTGCTACCGAAGTGCTGAGAATCAAAGCTCAGATAATGTGCGATTTTTACGCGCCACAGACGCTTGTAGAAATGTCTGGAATCATGGGGACAATGGACGCTCAATACGCTGAGCAAGCCATTATGTTGCTCAAGTCTGAGCCAGCTAGAGGTTTCAGGATTGAGGTTGCATCAGATTCACTGGTTGAGATGGACGAAGCCAGCGAAAAACAAAGCCGGATTGAGTTTCTAGGCGCGGTGGGGCAGTTCATGGACAGAGCCTTACCCGTAACCCAACAAGTGCCAGAACTCGCCCCGCTTATGGGTGAAATGCTGATGTTTGGCGTTCGAGCATTCAAGGGTGGCAGAATGATGGAATCTGCTTTTGATGAAGCCTTGGCAAAACTTAACGCACCGAAACCGCCTGAACAGCCGCAACCTGACCCGGAGCAGATGAAAGCCGAAGCCATGATGCAGGTTGAACAGGGCAAGATGCAGCTAGAACAGGCAAAAATACAAACTCAGGGGCAGATTGAGCAGTTTAAGGCGCAACAGGCTAAAGAACTGGAGCAGATGCGCCAAGAATACGAATCGGCTAGAGAACAGTTAAGACAGGAAGCCGAGACGCAACGCTTGCAAATGAAAGCCCAGATTGAGGCAGAAACTAAGCTACAAATTGCCGAAATGCAAAAAGAGGATAAAGAAGAAGAAACTGACGAGCCAGAAATCAATTTGCTAGAAAACATCAGAGACATGATGAGCCAGATGGCCGAGACTTTGGGGAATACTATAAGCATGACGCGGGATGAAATTATACAAATGAGCAATACCCCAAAAAAAACGCGGCTAATACGAGACAACAATGGAAAAGTTAAAGAAGTTGAAATAAATGGAATCGTTCGACCAATAATTCGTGACCAATTTGGAAATATTGAGAGTATTTGAAAGGGATATAAATGGCAACATTTAATAAATTTAACGCATGGCCTGAAAACATGGTAGAAGTGGCCAATCTAGGCACTGACCAGTTTGTCATTGCTTTGACTAATACAGCTCCAAGTGCAACAAATAGCGTACTTGCTGACATTACGCAAATAAGCTACACAAACCTGTCTAGCCGAAATGTTACAACGACAAGTTCCTCGCAGACAGGCGGCACTTACACACTGGTGCTACAGGATTTGGTGTTGACGGCTTCTGGTTCTGTTGGACCTTTTCGTTATGTGGTGTTGTTTGATGACACGCCAACTTCACCCGCCGACCCGTTGGCTGGTTGGTGGGATTATGGCTCAAGCATAACTATGGCAAACGGCGAGACATTTACCGTTGACTTCACTGGCGCTGCTATTACCCTATCGTAGGTATCAATATGACAACTTTGGCTCAAAAAGTCGCAGAATTTCCAGCATCCACGCCGGACTGGGAAATTGCTGCGGTATTGAATGCGCCCGACCCTGCTCTGCCAATGAAGCTGACTTCTAGGCACATTGGCGCTGGAACAATTATTGAAACGATGGGGCTTGGCGCTGTTGGCGGTGGTGTTTTCATTTCAAAGTTGCGTGGATGGGCAGCAAACCCAGAGACAATTCCTGAGCAATTATCTAACAATGTTAAAGACATTGCAGAAATACTTCCTGTTATTGACCGTGGTGATTTAGAAATGTCAAACAACTCAGTGCGCACAATGATTGACACGCTTGCTGCGCTCGGACACATAACGCAAGCGCAAGCAACGGCGTTAAAAGCGCTTGCGAATGATGTTAATCAGTCATGGGCAGAGGCGAATGGTGTGGAAGTAACCCCACGCACGGTAGGGCTGGCAAGAGGAGCGGTATAACATGGCAATAGCTAAATGGGCTGTCCCAAGTACGCGGTCGAGTAACTTTGCAGGCACTACGCTCAATTCTCTGGCCAATGGCAGCGAAAGTGCGGTTGTTACCTATGACAATTCAACAAGTCGCGATCTGTACGGCGTTGTGACCATAAAGCTGGGCAGCATTACACCTAGCACTGGCGGATCTATCACGCTTCGCGCCACCCTGAATGACGGCACTGATACGGCAGACCGGATCGGCGGCGATCTGTATGTCATTCCGCTTACCTCCGGCGCATCCGCCAAGGTGGCGGTTGTCAATATGGTCCGGCTCTACCCATTCTCCATGCGGCTGAGTGTGGTAAATAGTGCTGGCGTGTCACTGGCCGCATCCGGGAATGAGCTTTATGTGCGTCCGTGGAATGAGGACGTGACCTAAATGCCGCGCGGCGTAAACGCATACGACGAGGCGAAGTTGCAGGGCCGTCTTTGGTCGCCGGAGCTGGCTGGCCCGTCGCTTTGGTTCGATGCCGCCGACCTGTCCACCATCGCCACCATCAGCGGGGCGGTAAGTGAATGGCGGGACAAAAGCGGGTTCGGCAGACATGTGTCGCAGACAACGGGTGTATCTCGGCCTGCATACACCGCTGCCGGTCTTAATGGGCTGGGCGTACTTACCTTCGACGGAGTAAATGACTCTCTGATACAGGTTAGCTATGCGTTCCCTACTGTTTATAGCATCTATGCCGTCGGCAGAAGCAGTGCCACGTCATACTCAAGGTTGCTTAGTGTTTCTAGTGGCGCAGACATATTTGGTTTTATGGGCACCGGCCCTACTGGAAGCCAATACGCTACTTTTTTTGGGAATGGTGTCGCTTGGAACGATATAACTTCCAACACACCTACGCAATCTATAGCGTCAACTTCTATAATAGGCGTCGTTAAAGCCAATGCAGTTGGTGGAGCCATTCCTTACGTCAATGGGATAGCACAAAACGCAAAAAACGGAACAACGGCAACAGCATCGGGGTTCATACTCGGAACCACAAGCTCAAACCAACAATACTGGCTTGGTATCATGGCAGAGATTATCATGATACCTGCACTTTCCGATAATCCCCAAAGACAGCAGATTGAAGGGTATCTGGCACACAAATGGGGCCTGAAGGGGCAGTTGCCCGCCAGCCATCCATACATTAATAGTCCGCCGCTTATCGGAGATTAGGCCATGGCACTTAGGATAAGAGTACCACGACTTGACGCGGTGGGGGGTGGTGGCTCTTTCACGCTCACAGCGGACGGCGGGACGTTCTCGTATAGCGGCAACAATGCTAATCTTTTATATAGCCGATTATTCCCGGTTGACGGTGGCACATTTTCCTATAGCGGCAATAACGCCAATCTACTGTATAACCGCGTTTTAATAGCAGAAGGCGGTACGTACAACTACACTGGAAATAATGCCGACCTGCTTTATAACCGTTTGCTCACTGCCGATGGTGGCACATACAGCTATTCTGGCAACAATGCGGATTTACGTTTTAACCGCGTTTTACTCGCTGACGGTGGAATTTATAACTACAGTGGCAACAATGCCAATTTAATTTACACGCCAGTCGGGTCTTATATTTTGACCGCTGACGGTGGGGTGTATTCCTACTCAGGCGACAATGCGAACTTGCTTTATAACCGACTGCTTCTTGCAGATGGCGGCATATACGGTTACAGCGGCAACAATGCAAACCTTGTTTACACACCAACTGGTGCCTATACGCTTTCTGCGGATGGTGGGACGTACACGTACTCTGGAAATGACGCTAATTTAATATATAGCGGCGCACAAATAGCCGGAGGCCATTATTACGAGTTTTGGCGTAAAAAATGGGCAAAACAATGGGAAACCAAAACCCCGGACATTGAAGAAGTCATAGAGTTTATTGAGGAAGAACCAGAGCAAGCTATAGAAGTGGCGGCAACAGTCGCACCAAAATATGCCTCAATTCAGCCAGAAACGCTCAAAATTAACGAAAAACTCGCTGAAAACATAGCAAGACAGATATTAGTTGCAATAAAAATACAACAGATTAGAATCGCGCAAGAGGAAGAAGATATAGAAACCCTATTATTGATAGCCTAAGACTATGCCAAGACAAAGATACATACAGCACAACGGCGAACTGATACCCGCCGAAGAGTTCTACTCCAGAGAATATTCCGCGCCGATGATAATGCCGGACATTCAGCCTTATCAAAGCCAAGCAACTGGCGAAATGATTACCAGCCGAAGCCAGCACCGTGAACACTTGAAACGTCACGGATTGATCGAAATCGGAAACGAAATCGACCACCACATGAAAAAACAGCAACGGACAGACGACCGGGAATCCCGGCGTAGGACTATTGCCGAAGTATTGAACTCAAAAGGTTATTAACAAAGGAAACCACTATGCCATCCATAGCCGAAGCCCTAGAAAGCGCACTCGAACAACACGAAACGGCAGAGGCCGAAGTTACGCCCGAAGTTACGCCCGAAGTTACGCCCGAAGTTACGCCCGAAGTAACCACGGAAGTAACTAAAGAACCGAGAGCCAGGTCAGAGGATGGCAAGTTTGCCAAAAAAGAACCAGAAATAGCGCCCGAACCAGCGCCGCGCAAAGCCCCGTCAAGCTGGAAACCCGCCGCGCAGGAGGCATTCCTAAAGGCTGACCGCGGCGAGGCATTGACGACCGAGGAAATCAAACTACTCACCCAAGAAGCCGAGCGGCGCGAATCTGACTTTCACAAGGGCGTCTCTGAGTTCAAAAGCCATTCTGAAAGAGCGAAAGCTTATGATGCTGTAATAGCGCCCTACCAGCAACACTTACAGCGTTTAGGCGTAGATGCGCCGACAGCAATCAATGCTTTGATGCGTGCCGATATGACGCTGAGAACGTCAGATCCAGTCACAAAAGCGCAGTATTTCGCTCAACTGGCAAAAGAATACGGGATTGACTTAAACCAAGTTCAAGAACCGCCACAAGTTGACCCGCAAACTCAATATTTAATGAACGAGCTACAGGTGTTGCGTAATCAACAACAAATGTGGCAAAATCAGGCTAGGCAACAGGAACAAGCAATGGCGCAAGATCAGTTAGCGTCATTTGCTACACCTGACCGCCCGCACTTTGACGCAGTGCGTAATGAAATGGCTACCCTGCTGGAAACCGGCAGTGCCAAGGATTTACAAGAAGCGTATGAAATGGCTGTCTGGATGCGTCCCGACATCAGGCAATCCCTGTTAGATCAGC